CAACTCAGGACAATGACTGGCTTAAAATTATTAGTGTTGGTGGTAATGCTTCTTCCACAGTTTGCGTTATCCAAAACGATCAAGGAACAGCAGTCGGCTGTTAGTATTGGTGGTATATCTGAGCTAAATGGCTCGGCACAAATAGTAAGAGATGAACCCCTAGATGCAGAATTAAAATTCTCTATTCAAAGCAATGATGAAGCTATAACTACGAATGGTAGAATGGCTATTAAGTTTCTTGATGATTCAATAGTAAGGCTTACAGAACACTCACAACTCTTAATAGATGAATACATCTATGACCCTGACCCAAGTAAATCTAAAATGTCTCTCACATTTGGTTTAGGTACAGTTAGATTCGTTACTGGTAAATTGAATAAAATAGATAAGCAAAATATAAAGCTAAGAACCCCTACTGCAAATATAGCAATTAGAGGTACGGATTTCACTACGACTGTTGATGAGCTAGGAAGGTCATTAATAATACTTCTTCCTGATGCTCTAGGCTTATCTAGTGGAGAGATTTTGGTAACTACTGCAATGGGGTCTGTAATATTAAACAAGCCATTTCAAGCAACTACAGTAAGTGTCTTTGAGTCTAAGCCAAGCAGCCCAGTTATTTTAGACCTTACTTTAGACATGATTGATAATATGTTAATTGTAAGTCCCCCTAAATCAGAAGCTGTAATAGAAAACCAAGCTATTGTTAAAACAAAAAATATATTAGATTTTAACGATCTAGATATAGATTATCTTGATGAAGATTTCTTAGCAAAAGATGAATTAGAATTTAATGAGCTTGACATCAATTATTTAGATACAAACTATCTTGAGGACTTACTGAACATTTTAGACTCTTTAGCTATTAGTGAGGAAGAGGATGCTTTAGCTGATGCTAATGGCATATCTTTGACTGGAACAACTTTTGGACAAGATAAAGAAACACAGATTACTACTTTAATAGCAGGTGACATTATAAGTGTTAGAAGAAAGGTGAACGATTCAGTGCGACTAGACTTAAACACAAACGAATCATATACACTAATCATCATTCAAGACGGAGTTAGCAACCTTGTTAAAATCAATGGTGGTGGCTCTATAATAACCATCACTCAAAGCGATTAAAACTAAGTTATAAAAAGACTTTTGCATTATTCCATTGTGGGTGTATAC